GCCCTGCGAGAAGTACGTGCCAAGCGGCAAAACGATCGTTGCGTATGCACCGTTCTTGTCGAGCGTCGCCATTATTTGCCCTTCGTAGCCGAGTCAATCATTTCGCGCAGTTTGTCCGCGCCGGTGCGATGATGCGGCTGCAAGCCAAGCGCTTTCGCCTCGGCCATCAGCGCATCGCGCAAGTTGTCGTAGCCGACTTCGACACTAGATTCCGCGCCTACAGCAGCCTGCTCCTCGTCGGCATCATTCACGACGATCTGGGAGCCATCAGCGAGGGTGACCCACTTGGGATACTCGCGGTACACATAGGGCGTTTCGGCTTTCGTGATATCCACGATCTCGCCCGCAATGAGCCTATTCATTCCATCGCCTCTAAAAAGAGGCCCGGGAAAACTCACCGGGCCCAAGCACCGCGGAGGAGACATCATTCGCGATAGCGCTTGAGGTAGTCGATGCAAGCCTGAAAGAGGCCGATATCGTCATTCAGCAAGCCCAACGCGGTGTTGCAATGCGAGCATAGAAGCCCGCGAACCTTTCTACTGCCGTGGCAGTGATCGACGCTCAGAGGTTTTACCCCCTTGCCGCCGACTGCTGCCCTTGTCTCTGGCTTCTTGCAGATCGCGCACAATCCGCTCTGAGACTTGAACATCTCTTCATACTGCTCGGGCGTAAGGTCATACAAACTTTTCAAGCGCCTGATCCGATGCCTCTCGGGATCATGCTTCGATCGATTCCTGGTGTTGTTCCGCTGCTTCTCGGCATCCCGATGCTCTGTAGGGCCAGAAAAATCCGACTTCACCAGTTCAACCTTTCGCCATTCGCAGTTTTCCTTGCTGTATGGGAGGCCCTTGTCTAGCCGGTACAGCCTGAAATTACCCTCCGGCACCGGCGAAACGTCTGCCACAAACGCCCAAAAGTCCTCGGACCAAGAGTCGCAAAGCGCGCTTATGCGCTTCGCAGAGTTCCAAGTGATATAGAGCGGATGCTTCGTTTTTCTCCCATACCATTCCGGCCTTCCAGCCTCAACCGTTCCATGCCGTTGAAGGCGCATGTAATGGGTTTGACAATACCCTTTTGACCTAGCCCTTTTGCTACACCCACAGAAAGCACATAACTTCATTTTTTATCCTCCGGCCAGCACATATCTAGTATGCACTGCCGAAGGATTTATATCAAGTTACGTTATCACCGAACGCCTTATACAACGTCAGCGACCACGCAGGCCCATTCTGGCCTAATAGCGGCATACCCATAAAGTATGTCCATTCTCGTAATCAACTGATCTGTAGTGATGTTGTAGCCGGTGATCATGCGCAGCGAGATGCCGTCGAATTCCGCGCGCGCCGCTTCCACGACACCGCTCGTCGGCATTTCGAGGTCTGCCGTGGCCAGCGTGAACGCTTCTGGGTAATACGCGAGGTTCTGGCGGTACTGCGTGCTGGCCGGGATTACAAGCGCCATCGCAGCTCCGTTCGCGGGCGACGCATCGACCGTGTTGAACGCGGCCGGCGCCGGCACGAGAGCCGGATAGATCGGGATCGACGTGGCGCCATTCGCGACGTTTGCCGTCACGACGAACTGCATCAATTGGCCATACGACTGGCCCGTCAGACGGTTGATCGCATGCACGCCGGCGAAGGTGATGATGTCGCCCTTGTTCAGCGTGCCAGTGATCGCGTTGACCGTGATCGTCGAGCCCGTCTGACCCGCGCCGTTGACCGTACCGCCCGCCGAGAACGTGCCGACCGTGTGGAGTTGGGTCGTCTGATCGCTCATCCAGTCGAAGCCGAGCGTATCGGTCGTGAGCAGCCCCGTTTCGTACTGGTCCGCGATCTTGCGCTGCGGATTGAAGAGGCCCGCGAGCGAACCGACGGTGCGCGCTTGCGTGAGCGGGTCCATGATGATCTTGCGATCCATCCGCGGCGCGAGGTTCTGATCGAGCACCGCGCCGGCCTGCAGCCATGTCGAGGCGTCAGGCGATACCGTCGCATTAGACTTCGCAACGATGTTGCACGAAGACGACGCCACGTTCATCAGGTCGTTTGCGACGTAGGCGGCCAGCCGATTGACAGCGGGCGCCAGAATGCGCTCGCTGTAGTCATCCAAGCTCATCGTGCGGTCTTGCGTCGTGAACGCGACCGGCACATTGGCCTGCGTGGCGACCGTCAGCGTCGTGTTCTGCTCGGTCGTGCCCTGCGGCGTGATCGACGGGCCGGTGGAGACCGTGTAATCGTTCGGGAGGCGGATGCGCAGCGTGTTGCCGATCTTGGCGCCGCTGCGGGCGAATTGGTCGTCGTACTGACGGTTGACCGAGCGAAGGAAGGCGTTCGACTGCGAAAAGAGTCGGACGGCCTCGTTCGTGATCATGTTAATAGTCAAGAGACTATTGGACATGTGAGGCTCCTAGAGGCAAAGAAAGGGATGAACCTGTCTCTGCCCTGCGGAGACCTACTTAACGGGCTGTCCGACGATTAACGGCTCGTCTTAGCCAATAACTCCGGGCGCAATTGGCCTCGGATGCGCGAACACTAGTTACATTCACTCGCGCATGTCAACTATCGGCGCGTCTTCCGGTTCTTGTTGCGCCACTCCATCCACTTTTTCGTATCCTTCGGGTCGGGTTCGACAGCGTCGTCACCCGTCGATCGGCCGTCGATCGTCGTCGTGGGAGGGGGTGCCTTGCTGATCTGCTTGCTCAAATCCTTAGACGCCTTGGTCGATAGCTTGGTCAGTTCGATGCCCATCTGAATCGGGTCCATCGAGGCGAAGCGCATCGCATCGTTGAGGTTTTCTGGCTTCCCGAGCCACGTCACCACGGCCTCAGGTTTCGGGATATTGGTGAGCACGCGCAGAAAGTCGGGGCCGCCAACGCCCGCCATTTGCAAGTTCTGTACGGACTTCTCGAACTCGTCGCCATATTCTTTGGCGCCGGCCTCATTGATGCGTGCAATGCCCTGATTCAGGGTCTCCTGAGCGCGCTGCTCGTTCACCATGCGCTCCGCGTAGGCTTTGGCAAGCTGTTCGACCGACTGTTGATTGGCTGGCGCGGCCGCAGTCGTCCCGTCCGTAGAGGTGGCAGCTTGCGCAGCGCGCAGGCGTTGGTTCTCTGCCTCCAGTTCAGCCGCACGAGCCTCCGCAGCCCGACGAGCCGCCGTAATCTCGCTTATACGCCGCGGCACCCAGCTAGTGTCAGGCTTCTGATCTTGTTTTTGCTCGGATTGCTGCTCGACGACCTCCGTTTGCTGCTCGGTCTGCTGCTCTTGGGTAGCTTGAACGTCTGACATGGTTACTCCTGTGCGGTGGTGGTTTCTTGTGGCTCTTGAATGACGGAGCCGATATTCGAGGCATAGACCGCTGCCCCATCGACATTGGCTGGCGTAGCAAGGTCAGGATCAGGGGCGCGCATGATCTCGGAGATGACCTTGCGCACGATCGGGTCTAGCGCTTCTTCGCTCATCTTAGGTGCCAGTGCCTTGAGTCGTTCCGTCTCTGCCTTGAAGGCATCGAGCATTTCGGTGCGCTCTTTCTCCAGGCGCGTCGAGAGATGCGTGAGCGCTTCCATATCTAGGCGCTGCTTCTCGAATCCTTGCTGGACCGTCTTGTCGCGCAGTTCCTGGTCCAGCTTTTGAATCAACTGGCCGGCCTGCTGCAATTGCTGCTGGAGATGCATTTCCATTGGCGTAGGGCCTTCTCCCAGAATTGCCGGGTTCATGGTCTTGATCCAGTTGCGCATGCGCTCTTGGAGCTTGTCGGCGTACGGAAAGTCAGCGTTCGCCATATACAGATCGCCAATGACCGGCGCGAGCGTCTCGTTGGACGTGAGCATGTTGGTCATTGCGTTGAACGCTTCCTTGCGGCGCGTCTGGAAGTTCGGGCCCACGGTAGCAATCACGTCGTATGTGCCGACGCCCGGATTGAAGATCGCCGCAACCTTCGCTTCACCCTCGTCATCCTTTTGCTGCAGCGCCTGCTTCGCGTTTGGATCGACCTGGATCTGCTGCTCCTCGCCGGACTCGTCCATGATGCGGATGATGCGCTTGGTGTCGTAAATCTTCGGGATTAGGTCGATCAGTTGCTTGCCGGTAAAGCGAATGGCCTTCGCGAGGTTGTCCTGATAGTGAAACGTGACGCGCTCGCCCTGCTTCTGGCGGTTCTCGATCGAAATACCGCTGATTTCATTACCCTGCTGGCTGAACGTAGCCTCGTACTGACCCGTGGCCATCATCATTTCGTGCTCGGCAGCCTGCATGCCTTCCAGGAAGACAGGGGCGCTCGTAGGCGGTTGCTGGCGCTGAGGTGGAGGAATCGGATTGCCGGCCTCGTCGGCGTGGTTGTACGGCAGATAGGCGTGGTTCTGCGTATTCGCGGTGGCCCAGTAGTTCTCCAGGCCTTCGATCGCCTCGACAGGCGCCAGATAGGGGCTCTTGGACTGGAGCGCGCCGTATTCCAGAGCGGCCGATGCGTTGTAGTTGAACGAGCGCTGGGCGTCTTTCAGGTATCGGACAATGCCTTTGCGGTCGAGCCGCCCTTCCATGACGATCTCTTCGCCCACCACGCGAATGATCGGGATGTACTTGCCCGCCCATTCACCCTTCTCGGCTATCTGATCGCCCACGATCAAGTACTTGTCCACTGTGTACTTGTCCACACGCCGGCGCTGCACGTCCGAGCGCTGCTCGTAGGTCTGCTTCAGGAGCGCGACACCTTCGGGCGGCATGCTCGACTCGCGCACGACCTGCACGTCATCCCCATCTTCGCTCGGGATTGCGTACAGCCATTCCTTCGATTCCCGGCGCTCGTAGTATTCCGCCACCCGCACGGCATCCTTGCGCAGCCAGTTTTCCGCCATTGTCCCGAGCGTGCTCGCTTGGCCCTTTCCGACGATGCTGGGCCATTTCTTCTCAGCGCGCGAACGCGGCACTTCGTCAAAGATGAAGCCGAATTGAGCGTCTGAGCCGTCTTGCTGCTTGATATCCGGGTCCAAATATACCGAGAGCGGGTCAGGAACCGGCCGGATGAAGATTTCCTGGTCAAAGCTATCCTCGTCCGTGTAGTCGGTCACGATGCGCCAGTAGCCGATTCCACCGCCAGCCGCAGTCTCCGATGCCTTCTCGTAGGCCGTCTCGGCGTCCGACATGTACTCAATGCGTCGAATCACCTGCTCGTAAATCTGAGCCGAGTCGTAGCTGGCCGAGCCGCCCATCGGGCTGATCTGGATCGCCGCGCGGTTCTCCTTGGCCTGATTGACGACGTGCAGCCAGTGCGTATGCGTCTTGTTGATCGTCACCATCACCTGCCCGGTGGACGATCGCGAGGCACGAACCGATGCCGGCCATTGCTCAGCGTTGTCCGAGTCCGCGTACAGGAAGCGCATGTCGTCCTTGTAGCGTTGACGGAATGGACCCTCCCACTCGATGCAACGGGAAAATCGCTCGTGCGCACGCTTGATGATCGTCTGATTCTTCTCGGCCATAGTCCACCTGTGCTGAATTCGGCGCGACACTAGTACAGAACGGACCTATTTGCCGCTCTTTCGAGCGGTTTCGTTTCTCCACGCAATCCATGCCTTCGGGTCGGTCTTGAGCAGATCAGTGCGATGAATACGCCGATCGTGCTCGCGATTCGAGAACCCAATAAATGCCATGAACGGCGGCTCTGGCACGAGCGGGATAACAGGACATTGCTCAAATGCATTCATGTACTGCCGCCTATACCGCCTCCATGCGTGATAGCGCTTTTTCGTATTGAAGCGGCGTGCCACACGTTCAGCTTCGTCCTTGTCCTGCATTGGCATGCCAAGGAAAGCCCACATTTCAAGCTGAAAGTTGACGTTCTTCAGGAATTCGGTCATTTAGATCCCCATCCACCCGCCCGGTTGGACGCGCCCCATCGTGTTAAGCGCCGGCCGCGTCTTGAACTCGCGCTGCTTGGTCTTGGGCTCCTTTAGCGCAACCGCCATGTAGCCAAAGGCGTCCGCCGCGTGTGAAGCCCAGTCGTGGAGCGGCTCTTTGCTGAAGTGCTTGTCGTCGTCCACGTCGTATCGGTAGTTCATCAGCGCGTCTAAGCCGACTTCGCACTTGCGCTCGTCGAAGTAGCACAGCGGGAAGATCAGGCGCGCGGCCTCGATGCGCGTGTCGATGCTCGTCTTAGGCACCGTCTTGATCTTGAAGCCAGCATCGCGAAGCTGCTGGGCCACGGTTCGCTGAGAAGCAAGCAGTTCGTTATTGGCGTCGTGCGGTAGCCAGCAATCGCCATAGACATAGGACTTGCGCTGCAGTTCGGCCGCGTACTCACCGATGTGCTTGCCGGTTCCTTCCAGATAGTCGATGACCCGGTATTCGAACGGACCAAGCTGGCAGAACCATATCGTCGTCTTATCCGCGCGCCCCAAGTCCCAGAACAAATGCACTGGCTTGCTCGGGTCATAAGGGACACGCATGATGCGCTCGCGCGCCTCGCGGATTTCCTTGGCGTACACCGCTCCCAGGACTGGCGCCTCAAACGAGCACATGAACTCCTGATCAAACAGAGCGCTCCCTAGCGCCTCGCCGAAGTCCTTCACGTACTCCGCACGCAGTTTGATCAACTGCTCCGGCGTGTATTGCCCCGTCTGCTCCGCAGTCAGTATCTGAGCGAATGAGTCCGGGTCGTCCTTGGCGTTCTGATACGTGGTGTGTGCGTGATTCTTGCCGCGCGGGGTGGTGATGAATATCTGCCACCCGTTGTTTTCCGCGAGAATCGGCCGGAGATAGGCCTTTGCTGCAGGATTTGACAGCGCCCACTCGGAATACACAATGCCCACCGGAGGAGCGCCCACCATAGCGTTGTAGTTGTCCGATCCAAGGACCTGCCAAGTTGATCCATTGACGAACTCAATGTACATCTCCTGATCGTTTTTCTTGCGACGAATGGCCTCAGGAAAGGCCTCGTCGATCCGCTTTTTGCCCGTCTTCGGGTTCACGGCGTTCCAGATCGCCTTACGAGCCTGCGCAGCCATTGGGAGCATGTGCCAGTAGCCGCCGATGCGCTCAAAGGCCGCTACGGCCGTTCTGTGCAGTGCTACCTCGTCTTTCCCTGCTCGCCGGCACCAGATCAGTTCGGCGTGTCTGCCGCCGCGCTCCAGATAGTCCCAGGCCGGACGCTGGTAGGAACGCGGCTGCCAGTTATTCGGAAGGCGGATTGTCGGCATGGCGAACAATCTCGATTGTCAGACCGACCTCGCCAGAGTGGTTAACATCCGATTCCATTTGGCTTAGGTCAGGAAGCGTCTTTTTGAGTAGAATTTCGATTGCTTTCAGTCTGCTTGCTGGCAATTCTTCCGTCTTGCCAAGTGCATGATCTTGCAAGACATTAATTAGCTGACTGGCCTGGATTTTGGCCCGAACGTCTTCCTGATGGGTTTTACGTAGACGAGCAGCCATTTTTCACCTCTTTGGGAGGTCCGCCGTCATAGAGCACATGGTCTTGCTCGGTGCTCAATACTGAATATGCTTTCCCGCATTGGCAGACATACGCATCCATGCGAATTTCGTAGAACAAGCTCGCTTCGCAGCAAGGCGAAGGGAAGGATTTCATGATTGACGCACCCATCCCGCATGCTGCACCGCGCGCGCCAAGTGATAGCCGATCGCCCGACACGCCATCTGCGCGACCTGTTGCCTGCGCTCTTTGTCCATCATGGCGTCGAGGATCTTGCCGTCCCATTCGTTGTCGAGGAAACGGGCAAGCTCACCGCGGCGCCGGACGCGTTGCTCGTAGCTCATAGCCCGAAGTGCTTCTCGGCTTTCTCGATCAACGATTCGAGAGCATGCGAGATACCGCGCGCATCTCGGCGAATCACGCCCATCACTTCGGAGAGCAGAGATTCATGCGTAACTGGAGCGGGCAAATGCGGCGCGCTTGGATCGATTGCATCAGCAGATGCGCCGGGTGCGGCAGTATCCGCACCAAACTTCGCCTCGGAGCCAGACGAGGCCGGCGCAGTGTCGGCAGGCTTCCCCTCAGTGCCATTTGCGCTGGTGGATTCCGTCGATGACGAAGACCCGACAGCCGCAGTCGCAGCAGTCGTATCGGTAGCCGACGTGATTGCAGGGGACGAAGCGACGGGCGTCGTATTCGAATCCGTGACGATCGTAGACGACTCCCCCGTCGGCGCCACCTCGGGCGCTTGGGGCTCAGTGCTGCTCGGTGCTGCGTCAGTCATTTCTTCCTCCCTTTGCCGAGCACCCGATCGGCTTTCGCATCGATCTTTGCCTCGGTCGATTTGGACATGCGGCCGGCGTTGACGGCCTGGGATGCGCGGGCTTTGGCGTTCCGCGCGTGGCTCTTGTCGGGAACCGGATAGCTCCGGTCAGGACCGGCAAACTCAGACTTTGGAAGCGCCTTGCGCGCCTTGGTCGTCAGCTTTGCCATTTATTTCGTCGGCGAACCTTTGCCGCTCACGCCCGATTGCTTGATGCTAGGGACGCCGTTCGTCAGGCAAGGCTCTTTCTTCGGTCCGCTGGGCGGCTTCCCGCCGTGGAACGTGCCAGCCTTCGACGTACGGGCTTCGTGAGCCATGCCGGTAGCCGATTTCATGTTGCTCGCGTTGCTGCTTTTGCTGATCGCCATGGCGAAAACTCCGAATCGGGGTGGAAATCTCGCGCGACACTAGTACAGTCATTTTGGCTTTGCAACGATCTTGAAGCTGGGCCATTTGAACGATGCCTCCTGATGGTCCTTGGCCAGTTGCAATACGGAATCAAGTCGTCGCGTACGTGCGCCACGCTTGCCGCCGCGCGATAGCTTGGGGCCTCGGTTCCGTTTGGCCCCTCCGAGTTCCCCTTCTTCGATCATTTCAACCTCCGAAAATGCGGCGCCACCAGGGCTGATGGATAGGCGGCGCGTCGCCTACTACCCATTGACCAACGACTATTCGAGTGATTTCCGGATCCGGCTCCCGCTGCTCAAACAGCGCCGCATTCATGCCGCAGATCGGGTCTAGACCACCGGTTGCTCCGCGTGCAATCTCGCACGGAGTCTTGAGGGAGCCATCGACGACGCTACGTGATGCGTTTGGGTGCCCGCACATCTCGAGCATGGTGAATTTCTGCCCGACCTGAACGTTCGCCCATGGCGGTTGTGGCAACACCGCATGCTTGCAGTCCTTGCAGAGCTTCATGCCGCGCTCCGCTGACCGAATAGCGCCCTGCCAGCCAGAGAAACAAGGAACCAGGCGGCAGCGAAAAGCCAGAAGCCGGGGCGCACGAAGCTATCCGGCCCGTTCGCCCATACCTGTGGTACTACCCATAGCCATAGCTTCCAGACAAGCCAATCAAAAGCGAGCAACGCCGCCACAATTCCCGCAAACGCTCCTAACGCGATTCCAATCTTCATGTCCACCCCCTATGCCGGTTGGTGCTGCTGGTCATGCAAACGCTGCTTGAGCAGATATCCCTCAAGCGGCCAGATCTTGGCTATGGCGTTTTGCCGTGCGATCTTGCGGCCGATCTCGTCGTCGAAGTTCTCCGGGCTCGCGCACGCGCTTTCCCCGGTCACCGTGAAGCCGTTGCGCAGCACGAGCACGCAGAAGGTCAGTAGCCATAGAGGACTGTCGTTAGGGGGATATGCATCGTCTGGCTCGGGGTCTCCGAAAGCAGCATGTTTCGCAACGCCGTCCGCAGCCGTGAAGTAGTGCTCGCTGACGATCGCCGCCTCGATATCTGCCGGCGTCACGCGCGCGGCCGTCTTGCCCTTGCGTTGGATCTCTTGCTCGATCCTCTCGTCGTCGCTGCGCGGCGTGGATTGGGTTGCCATGTTCATACGTTCTCCTGTTGAAGTTCTTGCTGATGCACCGAGATCAGCACTGTGCACTGACCGCCTTTGACGATCGGTCCGCGCGAGATGACGAGCTCGTCAATCTGCTCGTCGTCATCGAATACGCCAGCATGCTCCAAGGCGTCGCACAGCGCCTTCATGCGGTTGTCTAGGTCAGAGCCGCGTCGATCGCGCATGCAAAGGCGGACGGCCATGAAAAGCCGCGACGCGCCGAACTTCATCAAGCGCTGCTCGGCGACGATCTCAGCCACGCGCTTGCGGAAGTCCTTGCCCTGCTGCGTGATGAACATGCCGCGGGGCGACTTGCGCCAGTAGGTGTTGACCGACGGAGGAAGAGGCAGCGTCACGACGATCATGCCGCCTCCGCGCGCGTAGCGGGGGCGTTCGCGGGAACGTATTCGCCGAAGAGGGCAACGTCCATCGGATGACGAAAGGCCGGCGCTGAGATTGCGCGGGAGCGCTCCTTGGCTTGAACCCTCTCCATTTCGAGATCATCAAGCGCACCCTCGCAAAGCTGCCACAGGATGGCCGTGCAGCCTTTGCCCGCTCTCGTCTTGCGTTCGTCGAGTTCCTCAACGTGGCCGCGGCTTTGGAGCGCCTTCAGGCGTTGAAACGTCGCAGCGCGCGATAGCTTGGCCTTCTCCGAAATCTCGTCCATCGTCATCTTTCCGCCGCGGGACAGCACCCTTGCGACTTTGCGCTCGTTGGATGCCGCCATTTCGGCGCAGCGCTTCAAAATCGCCTCGTTTCGTTTCTCGCTCATTCGCCAGTCTCCGTGTAGTGGGTCATTGCGTGGGTGGGGCCGATGATCGGGGCCGTCGGAATGCTCGATTGGCGCCCAATCTCGCGCGTACTCTCGACAAGCTCGTCTTCGGCCGCTTTGATCTCGGCGTAGCCGGCGAAGGTTTGGCGCGCGGACAACGCCCGCTGAACGAGGTTCGAATGGCGGTTGATTGCCGCTGTGATGGCATCGTTCGCGCTCGGATTGGCCCTGAAGTGGCAGCAGCAGTACCATTTGCCGCCGACCCCAAACGAGCCGAGCAATGGGCAGCCAAACGCCGCGCAGTAGCCCCATTCATCCGCCGACGTGCTCATGCGTGGCTCGCTTCGTAGGCGGCAACGCGCTGCGCCGCTTGCTGCTTTGCGGTGGCCAATGCGATCCGAGCGATTTCCGCCTGTTGCGCCGATGCCCGAGCGAGCTTTTCGGCCGCGCTCGGAATCGAGCCGACCATCTGCCGCAGGCGCGCAAGATTCTCCTCGGCCTTCGCGCTGTCGTAGCCGTCCTCGGGCGCAGCGAGCGCCGGCAGCACCGTGCGGGCGTCGGCGAGTTGCAAGCGTCCGGCACGCACCGCGTCTATGATCGCGGCTTCGCGCAGGTCGGGATCGTGGCCGAGCGACTTGATCCACTGAACCGGCTTTCCAGCCGCACGCGAACGCTCGACGATCCGCTCGTAGGCCGCTTTGAACGCCATGCGTGCGCCGACTTCATCGCCACCCTCGAGCACTGACGAGCAGATCGCGAACGCTTCGGCGCATTCCTGCGTCCAGACGACCGTATCGCGCTCGTCTCGGCTGCGCAGCGAGATCGCCCAGGCTTCGTTGGCGTCGGGCCGATCGTCGTTCGCCTTCGGCATCCGCTGAACCACGTCCGCCGGAACGGGCGGGAACTTGCTCTCGCGCATATGCGCCGACAGCGCCGCGCGCACTTGCTCGATCGAATACGGTTCAAGGATGGTCATCCAAAGCTCGAGCACATCCACGTCCGGCAGTGGGCGAAGCGTCGCCGAATAGCAGAGGTTCAGCAGGTTGGCGAATTCTGCGCGGTCGGAATTTTTCATCCTCATTGCTCCATGTCGATCGTCATTGGGTCAGCCGGTGCCCCACCGTTGACAAACGCTTGCATGCGCGCTTCGTTTTGCGCTCTAACGCGATCCTGAGAGGTGCTTCGAACCGGCCTTGGCGAAGCCGCCTCGGCCGTCCAGCGCTCGACAATCCGAAGCACGTACAGGGGGGAAATTCGCTCGTTCGGCTTTGATGCCTTGGCCTCTGCGCATGCCGCTTCGATGGTTTCGACGGCAAAGCCAGCCTCAGAGGCGGCGATGATGCGGGGGTCGGCCGGTTGAGCCTCGATGCCGTTTCTCCGCATGGCTGCCGAGATTTCGGCCGGCCGCGCGCGCGCAATCGGTGGTCCACTGCGCTCGTTAGTACCCTCGGTTTTATCTTTGGTGTTTGGTGTATGGCTACTGGTGTCTGGTGCTTGGTGAGCATTGCGTTCGTCATGCGTTTGTGATGCGTTCGCATATGCGTTCGCATTGCGTTCGCTATCCGTTCGCACACCAGAATTCGATGCGTTCGCATTGCGTTCGGATTGCGGTTCCCTGTTCGTCCAGCGAGCGTTCGCACTTGCTTGAGCCTTGCGTTTTTTGTCCAGATAGCGAGCGAGATCCTCGTCACATCGTTTTTGATGCCAGCCGTCCTCGCGCAGATCGAAGAACTCTTCGAGGATCGTCTTGACGGCCGCTTTCTCATCCCTAGAGCGAGCGCGAACGAGGCGCTGAAGCGCCGGAATGTCGTTCGGAAGCGCCTTCTCGGTCGAGTAGTACTTGCGGATGAGTCGGCTGTATATCCCGTCCTCACACGCGGTAAGGTGTGCCGTCGCTTCGTCGTAATCGCCGATGTGGTGCTCGTAGTAGTTCATGAGCGCCTCCATTCGGCCGGCGTGAGGGGTTGCGGCAAATCGGCCACGCTCACCTCACCGCGCAAGCAGAACGAACAGCGGCACGCCAAACGCGAGCCCGATAACCAGCGCCATCCAGGCGTCCACAAAAAGCTCAATCACGATTCCTCCTGCGTCCCAATCTGTCCCGGATTGCCCCGCTCGAAATCAATGACCTCGGGGTGCAGCACGCCGAAAAAGCTGCGCAGCACGTGATAGCCGAGATACCGATCCGCCGGGACTCCTTGCATGGCTGCCCGCGCCTCGAGGCTTTCTGCCTCGTCCTGCGGCAGGTCAACCGCCAACTTCTTTCGTCTCGTCACGAACGCGTCCCAATGTGGGCCGGGTCGTCACTGACCCCGGAAAATTCGGAGGGCAACATGCCAATCACGCCAAGCAGCGCAGTACGTGCGAGACGCAGCAGTGCCGCGGACTCGCTTTCGATACCGTGTAGCTGCTGGTAGCGCAAAAACGCGTCGTACGTCGGATCGTCGAACCGCGTCTTCACCTCGTTTCGGTAGGGGGCTCGGCGTTTCATGCTGCGGCCTGCTCGGGTGAGGGCGCAGATCGTTGCTCGCACTCTCGCAAAAGCTTGAGCAGAGCGTCGCCTTTCGTCCAATCAATGTCTTTGGTGCGACCGGTGGCGAGATGCGAAACGGCGCCCTGCGAGACGCCTATTTGCGCCGCAATCGCTCCTTGCGTCATGCCGCAGGCCTGAAGCTTGGCGATGACGCGTTGCCAATCGGGGCGCGTCTCGTCGGCAGCAAGAGGTTCGTTGTCGGTGGGCACGGCTGTTTCTCCTATGAACACCCCTAATATTAGCCATCTAATGGAACAAGTCAATAGCAATCTCATGGAGATTTCTAATAATCTCCCCGCCATGGACATTGGTGAACGCGTGCGCCAGGAGCGGCGGAAAAGGAAGTGGTCCCAGGAAGAGCTTGCGCGGCGCGCAAACGTCACCCAGGGACTCATCTCTCAAATCGAAAACGGCGGCTACAGCAGCTCGCGCTATCTGCCGCAGCTTGCGGCGGCGCTTGAGGTTTCGTCAGATTGGCTTGCTACTGGCCGAGGCGAACCGCGACGCCGAGAGGTCAACATGCCTATGTCTTTGCACTACCCACCAATGCTTGAAGAAACGATCGGCGTCATACCGGCACCGGATGGCTCAAGCAATGTTCTCATCGTATTCCGTGATGTCAACGGAACTCAAGTGACACTGAAGCTAACGGACCAGGCGGCTCGCACCCTGTCCCAAAAGTTGGCCGAACAGGGAAAATAGGCGCCGACTCGAATCCCCGTTGTACAGGGGCCTGCCTCGCCCATATTGCCCATGCCCAGGCTCGCACCTGCTGTTCGTAGTCGTCTCCTTCCTCGCTGTTTCCTGGCTTGTTAGCTGTCATCCCCCGCAACATATCCGGCCCTCCTTTGCGGTCCTAAATTTTCCGATCGACGTTCGATCGTCGGAAAAGCATACATCCTACGAGCATCTATCGGTACGAAGATTTTTATTAGATTGCTATTGACACAGATTCATTAGCCTCCTAATATTGTCTCCAACAGCGCACCGGGCGCTACGGAGACCGAGATGGCACACCAAACGATCGTCCAGCTTCTTCCCGCCGACCTGAAGGCTCGCCTCGATGCTGGCGTGTGCATCGACTGCGGTCAGCCCTTCACGGCCGCCAACGTGCACACCGACGCCGGGTGGCGTGAAACGAAGCTCTCGCAGATGTGCGAAGACTGCTTCGACGCGCTGTTTGCCGACGAAGAGTGAGGCGCGCCATGACCCTCACCGCAACGATGAGCGCCGTCGAGCACTACACGTCGCTGGCGCAGCAGGCGGCGGATCAGCGCGAAGCATGGCTTGAGGCAGCGCGCGAAGAAGGCGCAAACACCGCCGTGCGCGAACTGATCGAGAGCGCCCGGCTCGCTCAAACAGTCTGTGGCGAAGGAGGCGACGCGCGGCTCTTCATCGCGACGTTCTGCGGTGCGATCCAGTGCGCTTTCCCCGATCTCGCGAAGGAACTCGCGGAAGCCGCTGGCATGCCTCACCTGTACGCCGAGGGGAACTGAAATGTGGACGCATACCTACATC